CATGTGAAACAGTACTTCCGAAAAGAGCTTGACGGATCCAATTGCAGATTCAAGTGGAAGGGCCGCAATGCCGACGGATACAAGTACGAAAACCAACCATGGGAACGTGAAGCCTTCCGTAGAGAAGCTGACTTATACCAAAAATGTTGGCCCTTATAACAAAATGTTCTAAAAATAAATGAAGAAAAGTGTTGACAGATGTGCATATCCATAGTATAATATACACATAATTTAAGAAAAGATAAGGAATTACATTATGAATAAAGCGAAATACATCTTCATCACTACCCAGTATATGGAAAATTACGGAACTAACGAAGTTCCATATATGAAGTTTAAAGGTGGTTCTAACTATCAGGTCGGACCATTAAGTCCTGATGCAACCGATAACGAGGTTGCTACTATGTTGGCTCAAGTTAGGCCTATCATTACTACAAGTCTTATTGAGTCAGGTGGTGGTTGCGAAGAGTACATTCTTGAGTCTAAGGTAATTGAGGGATCTGATTGGTCTGGCCTTATTGAAGACTGGGACACAGTTACAGAGTTACACTACCTTCGCGGTGAGTGGACTGCAATGAAAACTACAGATAACAGAGGTGATGCTATGTGGATGCGTAGAGAAATCTTAGAGAAAACTGAATCTTGGACGTGTGGTCCACATCAAGAAAGAAAGGATTACAAAGTCGAGTTCTTAATGGAAAATGGAGACTTTTTAGAAAGTCAGGCTGAACTCACAGAATGGTTAAACACAAAAGAAGAGGCAGCAGCATGAAGATTAATATGAATGCAGTGAAAGGAATTTTTGGTGGGACTGTTTTAGGAATTATATTAGGTGTTGCATTAAATTATGCATTTAACATCCCTGAAGTGCAAATGAGCCACTCTACGGGAGAATGCATGAAGGTGGTTAACTTCTCCGAATCAGATACATTCACCTGCGATGATCTGCCGTCGCGCTATAACCATGTGTGGGTTAAATGATTAGAATTCTACAAGAAGTAACCGATTGGGGTGACGAGAATGTTTCTAATGGAACGTACTATGTTAATGAACATGGCCACTTAGTTGCTTATATGCCGAAAGGTGGTTCTTATAAAGAATTCAATAAACCCATGAAGCAGTTCTCTACTGCACGCAGAAAATTCACAGAACTGGGAACTATTGATAATAAAGATTCTGGTACTCCAGTTAAAGGTTCTAAGGGTAACACATATTACATTAAAGACAATAAGTGTACCTGCCCAGGTTTTAAATTCAGAGGTTCCTGTAAGCATCTGAACGAGGTAAAAGCAGCATGATGGCGTATTGCGACTATATTGCACATACAATAATCAAGCCAGCGCTTGATGAAGATAGTAATTCCAATATGGGAATGTTAAGTTCAGTTGGTATTGTGAAGATGGACTTGGCTAAACGTGGGTATATGCAATCAACCAAGAAAACAATTACGTGCAAAGATAATAACGGTAAAGAATACAGAATTACTGTTGAAGAAATTTAAAAAAATGGTTGACAAATATGTTTAACCGTAGTATAATATACTATATTACACGATAAGGAGTGAGTATGAATAGACTATAATTAATCAAAAAAGCGGCCGAAAAGGCACAAGTAAAGAGGGCAATAAGTAATATTGCAACCCGAAAGAAGTCAATCAAAGAAGAAATGAAACTTCACAAGAAGTTAACTAAGTCAATGAATAAAGCAGGTCACCAAGCACCTTCAAGTTTGGAATCCTTCCGTGAAGAAAATATGTATTATACCGAAAGAGAAACAAAAGATTATCTCGCCGGTACTTCTTACATGGAAACTTATACCGCGATGAGGTCACAAGATGAGTATTAAAATTCACAGTGTCAGTTTAGATGTTATAGAAAAACTGGTAAAAGATTATCCCAACAATATGCAATTGGGTGAAGAAGTCAGAAAGCTTTATCATCAAATCATGGACTTTCCCATCGTTGATGATGCAGGATGTGATATCAAGACAGGGAAGTATTTAGGATGATGTCCTTTGCACTCGCTACAAGGCGCTTAGAATCTCTTAAACGGGCAGAATTGGCCGCTAAGAATCCAGAATTTAAAGAACTTTGGGCCAGTAAAAGGCAGCAATTAATAGAACTATTACAATCAGGTAGTTCATACGATGAATTATCGGGAGAAGTAATATGCTAGAATTAATATTTGGCTGGGTAGTAACTATAGTCTTTTTAACATTAACATACGTTGGAATACACATGACGTTTGAAAAAGACGCAGGTAAATACATTCCACTTATATGGGAAAAAGATGGGTTACTATATAAAATTTTAAGAAAAGACGGAGAAGAAAAATGAAATACATGGAAATTTCAAGTTACTCTCAAGGTGACCGAAAGGCAGATGTATTAAGAACTTCTGGAGAATCTCCTAACTATTGGGGTTGTAGATTCTATCTTGCAGGTAATTCTTTAGGTATTGAGTGGTATAAGGCCCATTCGGAATCATATGCCGAGGATGCTGCAGAAAACTATGTTCAGGGTATTAAAGATTATACCCCCTAAGTTTTGTCACCTCTTAGCGGCGATTTCTACTCCTTATCAGAATGTCGCTAAGGGGTTGACAAATTTTTTAAAGTGTAGTATAATATACACATATTACATTAAGGAGTAAAGTATGGTAAGTAAAGCATTAGAAAAGAAAAGAGTCCAAGGACGCAAGAACCGAGTCACAATTGATGACAAATATATGGGACCAGAACCGTGGTGGGATGATAAAATACCTTCCACTGCTTCTAGTTGGTCACAGGCCGCACATTGGTATAACTATTTCAGTAAACCAAAAGATTACGTACCATACGTGCTGAAATACGCAGAAGAAGTCCACAAATTCGATAAGAAACAAATTGCAGCAATCAATGCACTACCAGACTGGAAGATTAACGAAGGTGTTAATTCAATTGCAAGATTGCACTATAGAGGTTTTAAACACGAAGAACATCTACACGAAAGGTGCCTTGACAGACTAAAAGAAAAAGTCGAAGAGGGTAAACTACTAGTAGTAGAAAAGAAAGAAACCAAAAAGAATGCACCACCTGTCATCAGTCCTGCACAAAGGGCATATATGAACATGATGGAGACTATTCATGCAGATTGGGATGATATGGTAGTAGATAGCTGGATGGACGGAAAATTTAATCCAGAATTTAATGTTTATGAATTATGGAAGAAACACGGTCTGAAAGGCAATGTAATTAACGCCTTTAAACAAAAAGTTCAATTCTATTATGATGAAGTATCAGATGCGTATAATAAAAGCTGCGATCAAGCTGTTGAAGCATACTCTCATATAACACCAAGACGCCAAAAGAAGATGTTAAATCTTATGAATAATATCTTTGCAGATCTTGATAAATTAAAAGATAGTTTCAAGGCAGTTAGAATGCCTAGAGCCAAGAAACCAAAATCAACAGATGTTCAAGTTGCAAGATTACAGTTTATGCAGGAAGATATCGAATCTAAGGTAACTTCTATTAACCCAGTACTTATACCAACAAAAGAAATGTTGTGGGTGTATAATACTAAAAGTAGGGTACTGACACAGTATGTTACTACGGCTACAAGTGGTTTTGAAATTAGTGGTACTACCATTAAGAACTTTGAACCCACTCTGTCGAAGATGTCTAGGTTAAGAAAACCCCAAGACATATTACCAGATGTGTTGAAATTCACCCCCAAACAAATTGATAAGAGAATTTGGGATAAATTAACAACCAAGATAGGTAGTCCAAACGGTCGTATTAATAAAGATTGTATTCTACTTAGGGTAATATAAGGAATCCATGATTGAACAAAAAATTATGACAAGAAAAAGATTTTCTACCGCAGTAGAGAATATGGTATCTGATAGTAAGGGGGTGTCCTATATAGAGGCAGCTGCTTACATCATAGAAGAACGAGGGATGGATTTTAAGAGTCTTAACAGACTTTTATCTGACTCCCTTAAACAGAAAATCGAGGCAGAAGCCGTAGATTTAAATTTACTTAGAACTAAACAAACTAACAAATTACCAATATAGGAGAATATTATGAGTAATGTGATTATACCAACATCCGACGAGGATAAGAAGCGTATCAAAGATTGTGTTATTGAGATCAGTAATGCAAAAACCTTGATGGAAGCACAACGTGACTTTATTAAAGAAGCTATTAATTCTTGTGTCGAGGATGTAGAGGTAGATAAGAAACACCTTCGTAAGATGGCAGATATCTACCATAAACAAAACTTGCTAGAAGTAGTAGGTGCGGTTGAAGATGTTGAGGCACTATACGAGAGTGTGATGTCCTAATGACGGATCCATTTGAATCTTATAAACTATATAATGCGCTGAAACTCCATTTTGAAACAGATGGGTATGATGCAATCAAGTACAATTATAAGTCAAATGTGTCACCGCAATCCTTCTTTAAGAGAAGGGATAAGTACTTCTTTGCTAAATTAGCTAAGAACTACGAGAAGGATTTATTAACATACTTTGTATCTAACTTTAAAAACGGAGTTGGTTACGTAGGTGATATGATTAATGAAGACGGAGAAAGAAACTATTTGGATCATAAGAGAATACAAGAATCAATACACCGTGTGTTTTCAATTGATATAAATAAACTTAATGAGCAAGGGGGAATGTTTGATTCATACTTTATAAGTACGGATGGGCAGATTCCTTTGGTCATAAAGCTATGGATGCAGGAAGAGATTAGTTTAGAGACTGTTGTTATTCTTAACTCCATATTTGGGTTTATTGGAAGAGAATCCGAGAAGATAGCAGATACCATAATATGGCCTGAAATTAAACGGAAGATTGAAAAGTATACCCCATTTGTAAATTATAACAGAGATAAATGCATGAAGCTATTGACAAATGTGTTTATTTGATGTATAATATACAGTATAATAATGAATAAAGTGAAATATAACAGAAACGACTACACTAGAGTCGTAATACAACGCAATACGGAGATATAAAATGTCATTTGCAAACCTTAAGAGCTCGCGAGGCTCGTCAATCGACAAACTCGTAAAAGCTGCAGAAGCAGTATCCACTAAAACAGATTCCAAATCATCTTACGGTGATGACAGATTCTGGAAACCTACCAGAGATAAAGCAGGAAACGGTTATGCCGTAGTCAGATTCCTACCAGCCAAAGAAGGTGAAGACCTACCTTGGGTAAGGTATTGGGATCATGGTTTTAAAGGCCCTACTGGTCTATGGTATATCGAAAACTCTTTAACTTCTATTGGTCAAGATGATCCAGTATCAGAATCTAATTCTGTTCTGTGGAATTCTGGTCGTGAAGAAGATAAAAACACTGCTAGAGATCGCAAGCGTAGATTACATTATGTAAGTAATGTGCTCGTTGTTTCTGATCCTAGTAATCCTGAAAACGAAGGAAAGGTATTCTTATACAAGTTTGGTAAGAAAATCTTTGATAAGATTATGGAGTCAATGCAACCTGCATTTGAAGACGAAGATCCTATTAATCCTTATGATTTCTGGGAAGGTGCAGAGTTTAAAATCAAAATCCGTAAAGTAGAAGGATGGGTTAACTATGACAAGTCAGAGTTTTCCAAGCAGTCTGCGCTATTTGAAGGTGATGAAGAAAGACTAGAAGATGTATATGGGAAACTATATTCACTACAAGACTTTCTCAAGCCAGAGAACTATAAGACTTATGCTGAACTATCAGCTAAGATGAATAAAGTTCTTGGTATTGATGCGGGTGCACCGGCTATGGAAATGCCAGAAATGAATGTAGTTGAAGAAACTCCAATGGCAGCGACGGCAACAGCCGCACCTGTTATGAATGAACCAGCTGCAGCGGATGATGAAGATGATACTT